TTACTGCTAAGACACGTGCTCTTCGCGCTAACTACACCCTCGAACTTGCTCAGGATCTGAAAGCTATCCACGGTCTGGACGCTGAAACAGAACTGGCAAACATCCTTTCAACTGAAATCTTGGCTGAAATCAACCGCGAAGTCATTCGTACGATCAACCGTCAAGCTAAGATTGGTGCTCGCCAGACTTCTAACCAGACACTTGGTATCTTCGATCTGGCAACAGACGCTGATGGCCGCTGGTCAGTTGAAAAGTACAAAGGCATGATCATGCAGATCGAACGTGAAGCTAACGTTATCGCGAAAGAAACACGTCGCGGTAAAGGTAACTTCATCCTCTGCTCTTCAGACGTTGCTGCTGCTCTTAACGCAGCTGGTATGCTTGATTACGCTCCAGCTCTTTCAACTTCATTGAATGTTGATGACACAGGTAACACCTTCGCTGGTACTCTGAACGGACGCATTAAGGTCTACATCGATCCTTACTCATCACGTGACTACATCAACGTTGGTTATAAGGGTACTAACCCATACGACGCTGGTGTGTTCTACTGCCCATACGTTCCATTGACGATGGTTAAAGCAGTTGGTGAGGAAGACTTCCAGCCACGGATCGGATTCAAGACTCGTTATGGCATGGTATCCAACCCATTCGTTGGTTCCTCTCCATCCGACGGTCTTGCTTCAGATCGTACAAACCAGTATTACAGAATCTTTGCTGTTAACAACATCCTTTCATAGGACCAAAAAGTTAAAAACAACAGTAAAAGTAATACACGAAAAAACTGGGTCTCTCTTCGGGGAGGCCCTTTCTTTTGGATATAAATAGAGATATGGCTACACTTACTACAAATATTAACTATATTCAACCGACGTCGTTTAAGTTAACGATTGACCGAGTTAATTATCCAAACTTGGAATACTTCTGTCAGTCTGTCAACCATCCAAGTATGACGTTGAATCCGGCTGAATTACCTTTTAGAAAACTTACTCGTGTACCAATTCCTGGTGGTACACTTGATTATGGTGAATTTACAGCAAACATTATTCTTGACGAAGAAATGAATGCTTATACTGAAATGCACGATTGGATGCGTCGAATTGTTGACAATCCACTCAAAGGAGCGCTTGATAGATCTGACACTGATATCAACTCAGTAGCTGATATGACGTTGTCTATTCTATCTAGCTCAAACACAGTAATTAAACAAATACGATATACTGACGCGATGCCAGTTACTTTGGGAGATATCGCATTTGAAGCAACCGCATCTGGTACAGAATTTATTGTTTGTCCCATTTCATTCAGATTTACACTTTTTGAACTAGTATAGATAATCCTATATGATGGAGATTGATTATGATTGACTTGAAAGAAGTCCTCGCTCAATGGGCAGAGGATAGCAAAATTAGTATGCACCTTGATGAAGACTCTCGAAACACACCTCTCTTACACGCGAAATATCTTGAAAAACTTTCAAACGCTAAGTTGCTTTTGAAAAGAGCTGAGTTCTCTCAAAAAACATTACTCAGACAAAAGTGGGAGTGGTATAATGGAAAGATGGATAAAGAGACAGTTGAAGAACTTGGCTGGGATCCGGATCCATTTAATGGATTAAAAGTTATGAAAGGTGAAATGGATCATTACTATGATTCAGATCCAGAAATCCAAAAGTCTGAAGAACTTATTGAGTATTGGAAGACTACACGTGACACACTTATTGATATAATAGATAATATTAAATGGCGACATCAAACCATAAGGAATATGATCTCTTGGAGACAATTCGAGTCAGGAAGCTAAGTCATAGCGAACTACAAATAGACTGCGATTTTGGAACGGCACAGGAACTGAATGAGTTTTTCTCTTTCTATGTACCTGGATATAAATTCATGCCGGCATATCGCAAGCGAGTGTGGGATGGTAAGATACGTTTGTTTGATCAACGTACTGGTGAATTACCAGCTGGCTTGATATACCACCTTCTAAAGTTCTGTGAAACGCGAGGCTATAAGGTAGAAGCAGTTTCTACTCTCTATGGCATGCCTTATTCTGAAGATAAGGTAGAGGCTAAGGATCTTCTTAACTTTGTAAAGAAGATGAACCTACCGTTTACTCTCCGTGAATATCAGTTTATGGCAGTAATGGAAGGCCTTCGCAAACAACGAGCTGTGTTGGTATCTCCTACAGGTTCTGGTAAATCACTGATCATCTATACTTTATTGTCCTATTACCTTGGAGTTCTTCGTGGTGATAGTCAACATCGAGTTTTGGTAATTGTTCCAACCACATCGCTTGTCGAACAGATGACTTCTGACTTTGAGGATTATGGTTGTCCAGATAAATTAATTCATAAGATCTATTCTGGTAAGGAAAAGGATCCTGGCGCGCCGATCGTAATTAGTACTTGGCAATCGATCTATAAACTTCCACGTACATGGTTTGAACAGTTTGGTATGGTAATCGGTGACGAGTGTCATGGATTTAAATCAAAATCCTTGATGCAGATTATGAATAAGTGTACAGAAGCACCATACAGGTTTGGTACTACTGGTACTCTAGATGGAACGCAAACACACGAGCTCGTATTGCAGGGTTTGTTTGGTAAGATCCATAAGGTTACAACCACAAAAGCACTACAGGATAACGATACTCTCGCTCAGCTCGATATCAAACGTATTGTTCTCGATTATGATAAGAAAACAAAGGATGACTTTGGTAAGAAGACTTATCAAGAAGAAATTGAGTGGATTGTAACTCACGAAAAACGAAATAACTTTATTGCGAATCTTGCTCTCGACCAGAAAGGTAATACTCTCGTTCTGTATAACTATGTTGAGAAGCACGGAAAGCCACTTTATGACTTGATAAATAGTAAGGCAGCGGAGAATAGAAGAATATTCTTCGTGTCTGGTAGTGTAGCAACATCGGATAGGGAAGCTATTCGCGGTATCGTGGAGAAACAGAAAGATGCAATTATTGTGGCATCTCTTGGAACTTTTAGTACTGGAATTAATATTCGTAACCTACATAATATTGTATTTGCGTCTCCATCCAAATCTCAAATCCGAGTACTCCAATCGATCGGACGAGGATTAAGAAAGTCTGATAACGGTGAAGAAACGATCTTGTATGATATTATAGATAATCTAGAGAATGATGCAAACAAGAACTTTGCTCTTTCGCACGGTGAAGAAAGACATCGTATTTACGAAAGAGAAAAATTTAAAAACAAAACTTATAGAGTTACAATATGAAAACACCCGCGATTAAACAGTTTAAGCTTACGAACGACGAGGAAATCGTCTGCGAAGTTCTTGAATGGGATAACGACGAGAACACTGCCATTCTTGTGCGGGCAGCATTACGGATTATCCAGGGCGAAGATATGGATCGAGGATTTCGATTCTATGCATTTAGACCTTGGATGGGTTTCTCCGAAGATCCTGAAACTCTCCACACGCTCAACGCTGCGCATGTAATTGGAGAGACAAATCCTTCGGATGATCTTCTGAAGCACTACGCTGCGACGATCTTGAAACTGAAGAGACTTGCCACTGTCAAGAAAAAGGATATCGATATGGATATCTTTAATGACATGGACGAGGACGAGATTGAGGAATATATTAATTATCACCTGTTGGCTGACTCCGACGAACCTGAAAAAGGGGAAAACGTGATTAAGTTTCCGGACGGTAAATTCACCAGACATTAACGGGTATACTGCCCCCCGGAAAACCTTAATTTATTATACCATCTTTCTCGAAAAAGTACACCACTTTTTTTCAGTGCCGATACAAAAAATATAGGTGTACATCTTACTACTTCTATGGTAATATATTATATACAAATGTGAAGGAGATGACATGGCACGACAACAACGCGCTAGCATACATTATGTAAATAATGCTGACTTCTCCCAAGCAGTTGTCGAATACGTAAAGCTTGTCGATGAGGCAAGAGCAAAGAAAACGGAAATTCCAAAAGTACCAGACTACATCGCTCAGTGCTTTCTACGGATCGCTGAAGGTTTGTCACACAAATCGAATTTTATTCGCTACACATATCGCGAAGAGATGGTAATGGATGCTGTTGAGAATTGCTTGAAAGCCATTCATAATTATGACATCGAGGCAGCGACACGTACAGGTAAACCAAATGCGTTTGCATATTTTACGCAGATTACATGGTATGCCTTCCTTCGACGAATTGCTAAGGAAAAGAAACAGCAGGACATTAAACTCAAGTATCTTACAACATCTGGTATCGAAAACTTTATGACTACCGAAGATGGCGATGACATGAGTCAGTACGTCGTAGGTCAATTTGTAGATACATTGAGAGATCGTATTGATAAGGTTCGATCATTCGATAATCAGATCAAGGAATACGCAAAGTCTGAAGTAAAACCTCGTCGTAAGAAAAAGGCTCATGCTGATTCAGATCTTACGGAGTTTATGGATGACTAAGACATACGTTACGACTGTCATTGAAGACGGTGAAGATTTGATACTCCCATTTCCAGATGGACTCATGGAAGAAATGGGATGGAAAGAAGGTGATACACTGGATTGGACTTCATATGATGGTTATGCTGTCATTAAGAAGGTTGAAGATCCAACTGTAATTTTTAGATCATTAGAAGGTACCAATGAAGATAGCGGTGTTAAATGATACACACTGTGGGATTCGAAATTCCTCACAGATTTTTTTAGATAATGCAAAAGACTTCTATGAAAATGTATTTTTTCCTGAGTGCGAAAAGCAAGGAGTAAAACAGATCCTGCATCTTGGTGATTACTATGATCATCGTAAGTATGTAAACTTTAAAGCACTTAATCACAATCGAAAAGTTTTTCTTTCTGAACTACGTAAGCGTGGTATGTCTATGGATATCATTCCTGGCAACCATGATACGTTCTATAAGAATACAAACGACCTGAATAGTTTAAAGGAACTACTCGGTCACTTTATGAATGAGATTAATATCGTCATGGAACCTACCGTGATGGAGTATGGATCTCTTCGTATGGCACTACTCCCTTGGATTTGTCAGGACAATTATGAAAAGTCCATGAACTTTATCAAAGAGTGTAAGGCTGACTGGCTTGGTGCTCACCTTGAGCTTGGTGGATTTGAGATGATGCGTGGTGTAGAATCTCATGGTGGTATGGATCCAAAGATCTTTGATAAGTTTGAACTCGTTCTCACCGGTCACTTCCACGCAGCATCTCGCAAGGACAACATTTGGTATCTTGGTAGCCAAATGGAATTCTTCTGGTCTGACGTCAATGATCCTAAGTTCTTCCACATCATCGACACTGAAACTCGTGAAGTAGAAAAAATTC